GGCCGATCCGTTACGATTTCCCCAATAGAACATATCTTCGTTGGGTTGTTTATGTCATAATTTTAAGGGGTAGGTTACATAGTTACCTACCCCCGAGCTCGCGTAAACGCGCGAGCACACACATGTAGCAATTTGAAGGGACATGATACATGCTTACATGTCCCCCGACCACTTAAGTAGTGATCATTACTGCGCTCAGGAAGGAGCATACGAACTATCTGCAACCAAAACATCTTTCCATTCGTATAACACGGGCGTGCATACAAAGAACACAGGTTGCATATCAACACCGCCAGCATAATACACTGAATAAGATGGCAGTGCCGCTCCTTCTGCACCATCAACGCTGGTTGACATCAGTGTATCAAGACGAAAATTATCTTGCCAATATGGAAATGATGTCGATGTAGTGAACTCTGAATCGCAATTGGTTGCCAATTTAATTGCATATCTCACAGGTGCATATTGAGGTGAAACTGCTGAAAGAGCTGACTGAGTAATCTCTTTGGTCAGGGTCATACCCCTCTGACCAGTAGGCACAATCAATGTTGTACCATTATACGCCAGTGGCGTAGTCGAGTAATTACTCATAAGTACATTAGATAAATGTGTAGTGATACCATTCAAGATTGTCTTTCCTTCATTTATCAACATTACTGCAGGATATCGAGAAAGAGAAGCATGCTCAATACGTGGAAAATCTGGTGTACCACACACATCAACATGAACCACTACAGAACCTTTATATCCAGCAAAGCAACTCAAAATCCAATTCATAGGATGAGTTTCACAAAAATTGGCTTTCAATAGTCCTGTCCCAATAGGTCCATGTCCATATCCCATTGTACCTGCATTGTTACCAATACCTCCATACCATGGTGGTGTACGTGGAAGAATATTACACGTAAGAAGTGTTCCCTTATTCCAATAAGAAGGTGTGCTATTTGCATAGGGAAATCCCAATACCTGTGAAAAGGAGAACGTTGCGCGGTGGAGCAATGGTCGCAGTGAACATATAGCTTCTCCAACAGTAATATCCGTCAAAAACTTTCCATTCTTAGATGACTCATTATCCACCACAGGAGCAGAAGTTACTGCAACACGTGAAAACCTAGCTGGTAAATCATTAGGTTGTGCAAATTGAAAATCACTAGCAGGCCGAATAAATGCTAAAACTGTAATAGTACTTGTATCAACAGGTGCCGATAATGTATTCTGCACCTTCAAACTCAAGAAACCATTGCAATTCTTCTGAGTAGCACTAGCATTAGATGTAGTCCACATAGGTACTGTGAGAAAACTGGTTGTCAACCAAATACTCACAGCTTTATATGGAACTTCAAACTCAACCTCGTCATCCGTTTCCAAATCAACAACTCGTGTAAAACACGAAGTCTCTGAATCAGCTACAGCAGTAAGATCAGCAAACGGATCCCATGATATTCGCAATCTTCCCTTATGATACTTTGATTTAATGATTTTGAATCTAAAGATTAAGCCACCTCTCCACAATCCAAACATGCGTCCGGCATACGATAGTGGAGTATGATATACAACACTTTGATGCACATTTGTAACTGTCTTCATATCTGAACAGGGTGATACACCTAGCGTTTGCAAATTGGCTTCAGCAGCGTCACTCGTGGCCCAAGTAAATTGACCAACATAAGATTCTCTCAAAAAATTAGCAAATGCTAAAGGATCGGTTGAATCTGTTCCAGCTACACGATTATCAACAAGTACTTCATTACTGGGATCAACACAAAGCTTATCAATAGGAACCGATGTTTCACAATTTGCAAATGCATGAAAACACTTCGGTTGCATAGGTTTAACATCATCAACAATAGGTGCATTTGAGAAACCAAACATAGCAGCCACTTTACCTATAGTTCCAGCTGCCATACTGGCTGCAGTAGCATATGATCCTATCACAGGTATAGAACTCATTTTCCCTGCAATTGTAGCAACCTTGTCTGCAAGCCCTGAAATCCTACCTTCCTTCACAGGTTGAGAAGTGACAGTCACCAGGGAAGTAGGTCCTGCAAGCACCGATTCTTCTGCCCAAGCGTATGTTGAAATAGTAATTGCTGATGTAGTGACTGCATTAGCACTATCCAATTGCGCATAAATGTAAAATCTAATTTGACCCATATTAATCTCATCCGCATGGTAACCAGGATTCAACCAATTCATAGGACTCAAAAATGGTAAAATAATTTCAGCACTAGACATATCCTGGGGCGTAAGCCACACTCCAGGTGTTTGACTGCAAGGTACCAATTCGTAAGGATCAGATGTGCCTGGAACCAAGACATTGCTTCTACTAGGAAAATAGCATACCCGAATAGCACCATAATAAAAGGGCGATGCATTCAATACAAACTTGAGATGCAATTTACCATGATATCGAGAAAAATTTTGGACTTTCGCACGTATTTTAGTATCATTCAAAAATAGATCCCATGGATAAAATGTAGTCAAAGGATTCGTCATAGCCGCTTGAGTCCATGTAAATGTATCAATCAACACCGGTCGTTGCAAAAAATTAGCCAGATGTCCTGTACCATCCTCATCTTCATCAATCGTCTTATCTAACAAAGAGGCATAGTCCACAGGCGCTTCTGGCATCTCATCATTAAAATTCATTATCTCAACTTGTTCCTCCTTCATTTCGACAGGAACATCCGAAACAGCTTCTGCTTGCACTTGACAAACAGAGGTATTGCTGCAAACCTCAAACTTAAGTGATGTAATAGAAATTCATGTTACAAGCAAACGGGTAGAATTAAACTCCGTAAGCAGGGGGGTGTGTTGTGCTTCAACCAGCACATTCCTGAATAGGAACTTTGGGGATCGCCCTGGTGGAATATTCATACATGTCGCCCATTCTCACTTTACGCATACACCTTACTAAGTGCGATAAGTGCAGTAACTGCGACATGCGGATCTAATTTTCTTCCTCTTCTTCCGAAGTGGATAGCAAATGATCTAATGCTATTTCCAAGCTTCCCTTCTGGAAGCGGTCACAAAGATCGTCCCATGAAGGGAGCGTAGACTTCGTGACAAAGTTCTCTAATTTACATTCTCGGATAATGATCTTCATATTCTCACTATGACGATCATATTCCGAGCGCCCATAATGAAAGAATTCGCCCATAGCGCTAGAGATAACGGCTACAGCTTGTTCTTCTGGGCATAAAAAGTTATTCTTCAATCCAACATTCAACATCTTTCCCACACTGCTAAAGTCTAGAGGAGCTAACCACACTCCTCCTAGAACATCAGCATTGTAAACCCACTTACGTTTGAGAAATGATATCTTATCAAAAGGAATATAAGGTACAGATTCAGCATTCTTATCTGCCATTGTATATTCCACATCAATATCTAACAACACGCTTGCAATTGCGGTATGATTAAACCACGGAGCCAATTTGCTAACATTCATAGCATTGTCATCCCCATAAGTCATGAGATGAACAAATTCTTTGAATGTAATGCAAGTTTTGGCTGGATTCAATTTAAGATAACAATATCTCATATACA